TTATCATTTGTAAATAATAATTGTAATTAGCTATCAACGCTTGCATTTTTTGTCCACCGGCACCACTAGTTATTTCTTGAATAGGTACTTTACCAGGATTCATATCACCTTCACTTGTAAAGCTCCTACCAATTACAGATCCAGTTTGAAAAAACATATTTAAAGCTTCTTGTGGATTATAATTAGTTCCATTGCCTAAATCAACCTCTGCTAAACCATCAGCATCTAAATAAACACCGTCTGGCACCATACGTGACATTACTTGCTGTAGCTTTAAATGTGTTAATTGTATCATATCAGCAAAACCTGTAATACGCTTTACTAACGAATCTATTTTGCCTTTATACATACGAGGCGCTACTATACTATAATTCATTTTAACTTTAGTATAATCACTTTTTGGCCTCATCATATTTTTAGCCATACCCCAACTTAACAACTTATTGGTGCCAACTACTATTGCCCCTTCGTATAAAACCTCTATAACTCTATCTAATCTAGTAAAACCACCTTCCATATTTTCTGGTGGATTAAACTGATCGTCTTTTTCTATAGCTTTCTCAGCTCCAGAACTAGTTTCTTTAACTTTGTAAACTTCGTTCATATAAGTTTTATAATTAAAATATAAAACTTGAACTTTGTTTTTGTCATACTCTTTGTAGCTGTAACTATGTTGATAATGATCTTTATTGTATAAAGAAGAACTTTGTTTTATTTCTTCTAAATCTGATTGTTCTAAATGAGGAAATTGTTTGGCCAACTCGTTAATAGGTATTGTTTTGATTTCACCAACGTAATACAAGTCGTCAAAGTAAGGAGATTCTGTATATGAGTAAACTAATTTAGCTGGATCAACATAATCTATAGTAACACCCTCTGATGTTGTAAAGTTTGTTTTAACAGCGCCTATACCTAACACAGTAAGATCTTGGTAAAATCTTTTTCTAATTAGCTCATAGTTGTTGCCGTCCATTAAGACATTTAAGGCTTGCTCCTCCGCTAATTCGACAGATTGCTTGTAAGATAATTGCATGTGCAAAGCTAATTCTTCTTCGTTTCCAGGTAAAGTATCTGGTTCGTTTTGAGCCAAGTTTATTCCAAAGCTTTCTTTTGTAAACTCATCAAAGCTTTTCATTCTCATGTCTTCTATTATAGATTCCATATATGCAGTTCTTTTAGAAACTCCATAAGGATCTTGAGAGTAAGCTTTTATATTATAAGTTCTTTCGGCGATACCATTAACAACTATATCTACAAACTTAGATATAATAGGTACTGGTTTCCAGTCTAAATTTAAATAAGATAAATCTCCATTTATAGATAATTCATCTTTATATTTTTTTATTGATTGTTCTCCACGCGCGTAAAGTCTTAGCTCATGAAAATTTCTATAATTACTATCGTATCGCGTGTGATTCGTGTCGTTACTAAACCACTCAAACTCTATAGCTTTTGCTACCTTTAAACCGTAGTCATAACTTAACTTCTCTGCATCGCTTACGACTTGACTAGGAAAATAACTATTTACAGCGGTATATGTCATATTATTTTATTAATTTTGAAACGCTACCAGTATTAGTATACTTAGCGATATTTATATTAAGTTTTGGTTTTTCTACCTTTACGTTTGGAGCATACAAATGTCTATTACAAGCCATTATTGCTAAACCACTACTTATAGTAGCGTCAAACTTTGTTCTTTTATTTATGTCAAATCTAGACCAATCATTTAAAGTTTTGTTAAAATATATGTTTCCGTACTCTCCATTGCCTAAATGACCAACGTGTTGTTGTATGTACATTTCAACTGCGGCTGCATGCGCTTGCTTTATATCTTCGCTGGAGTTTGGTATACCACCTATTTCTTTTTCTGAAGTAGAAAGTTTATTCCAGTATTTATCAGGTCTAGTCATAGAGTAACCTCTATATCCTCTTCTTTTTAAATGGTACAATAATCTTGGTTTATTGTTTTCAGCCAATACCGGCATACCATAAAACACTAGTGCCATCAACACGTCTTCAAAAAATATCTCGGCTGTTTGTGGTCTAGCTATATATTCTAAAAACATATGATTAGGTGGACAGTTCTCCATACTAAACTTAGTCAAACCATGCAATGCTCCATTTGAACCTCTTCCATCTACTGTTCCTGATATATCGTAACTGTCACAGCCAAACGCACCCATGTGTTCGTTAGCTGGATATTTTGTTCCTTTTTTTATTATTATTTTGTTTTGCAAATGTTGCTCTGGAAACCAACTTACATTAAATCTACCTTTTGGATCTGGATAAAATATTACTTGCGTGTCTTTTACTCCATTAACCCATTGAAAATTACCAGTAGAATAAGTAGATGAGTTTCTTGTTCCGTCGTTATAATCTATTTGCTCGTATATTTTTACTAAATTAAATATACTATTTTTTGCCTCATCTCTGAACGCATGCTCTTCAGTTCTTGGAAATTGTCTGTAAAACTCGTTTAACGCATCTTGATCGTTTTTTAAACCTTCAGCTTCGTTATTCCAATGATCAACTATACCATAATCTATTAATTCACCATCCGGTCCGTGTACATCATCACTTGGGTTATTAAATACAGGTTGTCCGTATTCATCAATAAATCCTTCGTAGTTCCATTCCATTGGGATAAAAAGAGAATATAAACCAGACTTTGTTTGTCCATTACGATTTCTTTTTGTAACGTCTGAATCATAGTATAGCTTTTTAAAATTGTTACCACCTTTGTCTAAAGCATTGCTAGTACTACCCATCATGCATTTACCTACTATCCTAGCACCTAATCTTAAGCATGTTTTTGTAACTCGCCAATTGTTTAATATATTATCTGGTCTTTCCCACTTGCCACTTTCATCATGTACTAACAAGTTAAGTTTTTCACCATCATAACTATTGTCACCTGTGTTCTTCCAGTCTATAGTAGTATCTAACCCTTGTAACTCTTCTATCTTTTCGTTAGCTGTAATTTTCTTTCTTGTAAACTTACTAGCTGGTACTCTATACGCCAACTCTGTTTTAGGCCTATCCATACCATCTTGAATTGGTTTGAAGAAGAATGGGTAGTTTATACTAATTGGCACTACTTTGTCAGTAAACATTTTTTTAGCATCTGCACCTGTTTTAGATAGTATGCCATATCTAGCATCACCTGTTAAGGTAGCTAAATTAACTGTTTCTGCCGATGACATAAAACTAAATCCACTACGTCTATTTTTAAGATAACAAATACCGTAACATCTTTTGTCTGCCTTGCAAGCTTCCCAGAATATATAAAATAATCTGTTTGCCTCTCTAAAATCTGGAGCACCTACATCTATTTTACTCCATTGTAAGTACATATAGTGCGTACCAGTTATCCAGGTTGGTTTACCATTATTAATAAACCAGAATCCTTCTTCTCGTCGTTTAAATTCTTCGTCTATATAATCGTACCATTTTTCTTTATTGTTTTCCGGATAACTCCTCCAGTCGAATATATTTTTAATCCTTTGTAACTCTTTGGGGTACTCTTGTTTCACCCATTTGTTTTTCTGGTGTTTGTATATTTCTTTAGGTGGTTTAGGTAGCGCTATAATTAAATTCTGTATTTCTATAATCTCACCAATAATCCCGTCGTGCGACAATACAATTAGGTCGTGTTCTTTATTGTAACCGTGCTTCCACTTTTTACCTCTATTCATTCTGGTAATAGTGGTCTTTTTAATAGGCTCTACGGTTTTAACTAAACTTTGACTGTACATTACTTAGATCTGCCTTCTGCGAATCCTTTAAAAGCTTTTTTCTCTGCCTTTTCAGGTGCCTTGCCCTCAAGCAAGTTTTCTTCTTCTTGGATTCTTGTAAGTATTTCAAATGCGTCAAATATAGCTAGTTTTTTAGTAGCTGCGGCATTTTTTAATCTATCAGCTGATATATCATCGTCACTATCAACAATAGGTTCTTTTGCAACTTTAATCAGTTCTTCAACTGCTTTTTGCCCAGCTTGGATTATACTCTTCTTCGTTTCCTTGGTATTCATATTTAATTGTAATAAATTTATTCATAACTCTATATAATCTTTTACCATCGATTATAAACTCATAAGTTGAGAAAGGTGTAAATCCTACAAGATCATCAACGTTATTAACACCGTCAGTATATTTAATTATACCTACACACTCTTCTTCTTCCTCTGGTTTTAGCTTATCTCTTTGTTTAATTGGTTGTACAAAACAATAACCATCCATAGCGATCCAATTGTTATTTCTTTTGTATAAAAACACTTGATCTGGTTTTACAAGATATGTATCTTCGTTAAAATAACTCCTACTGTTCTTTTCTTCACTATATTGATTATGCCAACGTCTAAAGACGTTATGATGTACTATAATTGTATCACCAGGTTTTATTTTGGTTTTGTAGGCTGTAGGTATAGATTTAACAATAGCTTCTCTATTAACAAACTGATGATTAAATATTTCTGTATTTAATATAAGATCTTTATCACCAACTTTTTTAGTATTGTTGTATCTATTACCTTTTGGCTCTATAACAAAGTCAAAAGGCGCTTTCATTAATACTCTAAGTTATACTCTACAGATACCGCCATGTTTTTATTAAAGTCTTTCCAAGGCAACACGTCTTTGTTTTTCTTTATGTAAATAGAGTATTTATCTTTTTCTTCTATTATATCACATATAGTATGCCCACCATAAACATCTTGGCCTACAGCGTAATGCATAGCGTTTTCCTTGTAGTCTTTACCTACGGTAATCTTTCTAATTAATTTACTCATTTGTCTCGTAGTTTATAGTACCATCTTGAATATTAATATCGTCTGTACCATAGTTCTTTTTAAACTCTACTTGTATTTTACCTAGCTCTTCTTGTAGTAAAGACACATGATGTAAAAAATTATGTTTTTTACTTTCTAGAACACCAACTTCTAATTGCGCTCTATTTATATTGTTAACAATTGATTGTACTTTATTTAATTCTTCGTTTGTAATCTTTGTAGCCTTTTCAGCTTTCTTTTTTGTTTTTGCCATTTTATTTAATTTAAGTTAATTATTTATTTATGCTCTTTTTGCGTAATCAGGTCTTGGAGCCACATAACATATAACAGCACCTGCGTGTAACTCTACATTATCCCACATGCCATATATAGTTGTACCTGCTTTAAATTCAACGCTACCACTACCAGCTGCTAAAACAGTTTGGTCATTATCAGTCTCTGCAGTTTCACCACCCCAATCAGTGTCTAACGTTTGTGTGTCTTCTGTAGAAACAAAATGAGTGTTACCAAGTCCAAGACTAACGCCTCCATCTAATATATTTAAAACTTCAAACTTTGCGTCGTTAACTATAGTTATAGCACAAACAAAATATTTAGATGTAGTACCGTCTAAATCTATTTTAGCGCCATCACCGTTTAACAGTGTAGATCCATGATAAAATAGCTCATTACCTGAGCCTCCGTGTATACTTGCCATAATTTATTTTTTTACTTTTTCTAGTGATCTACCACCGAAGTAAGCACCAATCACTGTTATTAATACTAATTGTAATAAGTCTACCCACGTGTCTTTTACTTCAAAAGCGATAGCACCAGCGTCAATAAATATCATTAATACTGTTGATATCACTAAGAACATTAAAACTAATGGTCTTATATTTTTTGATAACCAAGAATCGGATTTCATATCCATACCCCATCTTTCGGTTACTTGTTTTTGCATTTCCGCTTCGTAACCCATTATCATATCTTTAATTTTCTTTTCAGCTTCAAGCTTTTCTTCTTTAGAAGTATGTAAGTTATCTATAACTCCACCTACGCCCTTTACTAATTCAGTAGCTCCTCCTGAAAATATTTTTCCTAATATATTCATACGTTTTGTTCTATTCCGTTGTTAGCGTCGTCTTCCCAAGGAAAGCCAGTATCACCAGCTTCTTTAGCAACACCATCAACTATTATCATATCTTTTCCGTTAATTGTTTTTCTTGGATATATATTGCCATTGTATTTAACAAAGTTATCTCCATAAGCAAGTTTACCAATTTTCATATCAGTAGCATGTACCATCTCATGGTTTATTACTTGTCTCTCTTCGTGACTACCAGGTACAATTTTATCACTAATAAATATACTACCGTCCATATTAGCCTCACCTAATACACCTTCTTCCAATGGTTTTCTTATAACAGGCGTGCCAGGTACTGAAGCATCTCCACCTGCCTCTTGTCCAAACCTCATTTTATTTTTTATTTCACCACTAATCATTGATGGTGTTTTACCTTTACCTAGTTTAAATCCCATAATAACCAGGTTTTTTCTTTTTTATTTTAACTTCTGTTTTTGGATCTGGACCAGGTTTTTCTACTGAATAACCACCAGGTGGTGGTCCACTTTGTTTTGGATCGTATGCAATGTTTTTCTTTTGTTTCTTTGGTTTTTCTTTATCCTTTTCTTTCTTTTTCTTTTTCTTAGACTGGCTTAAACCGCCAGCAAATCCAGACAAAAAACTAGCTGCTACACTTTCACCTCTTTCAATCGGTTCGTTTGCGGAAGCAGCGGCAGCAACTATAGCGTTACCTTCTTCTTCTTTAAACGGAAAAGATGATTTGTTATATTTTAGTTTAAATGGTCCTTTCATCTATCTTTATCTTTTATCATATCATCTATAGATTTATTAAAAACCTTGTCCGTATATGTTTTATTGTTATAAAATGTACTTCTTTCTGATGTTGGTAAATCTTCTTCACCTAGAAGCACTCTGTATATTCTACTAATTAACTGAGAACATTGGAATGATGTTTTAAATACCGAGTACTTTATTGTTGTTCTGTTTCTGTGTCTCCAGGTTTCTATCCAACCTAACCTTCGTAGTTTCTCCCAACGGTTCTT